TATAAGTTTACTCCAGGATTAGGTTTTTATGGTTTCGGATTAATACATATGATTGGTGGGTTAACTAAATCAGCAACATCTATTCTTAGACAATTAATTGATGCAGGTACATTAGCAAACTTACCTGCAGGTTTTAAATCACGTGGACTAAGGGTACGAGATGATGATCAGCCCCTTCAGCCAGGAGAATTCCGAGACGTTGACGCTCCAGGATCGTCAATTCGTGATGCGATTATGCCACTGCCCTACAAAGAGCCATCAGCAACTCTCCTCCAGATGTTAGGTGTTCTTATTGAAAGTGGTAGACGTTTTGCATCCGTCTCGGATATTAACGTAGGCGAAGGAAACCAAGGACAGCCTGTTGGTACAACAGTAGCTCTATTGGAACAAGGTACAAAAATACTTTCTGCTATTCATAAACGATTACACTATGCTCAACGACAAGAACTAAGAATTTTAGCCGAAGTAATAAAAAATTCAACGACTTCAGAGTACCCTTATCAAATAGCTGGGGCAGAAGCAACAATAAAAGCGTCTGACTTTGATGATAGAGTTGATATTATTCCAGTAAGCGATCCTGCAATGTTTAGTATGAGCCAAAGAATTACTATGGCACAGACTCAACTTCAACTAGCACAGGCAGCACCACAAATCCATGACTTATATGAATCGTATAGAAGAATGTATTCGGCACTTGGGGTACAAAATATTGATCAGTTATTGCCTCCTAAAGCTGAGCAAGCACCGAAAAATCCTGCAAGTGAAAATATGGACGCACTTATGGCTAAACCACTTAAAGCGTTTCAAGGGCAAAATCACGATGCCCACGTGGCGACGCATAGTGCGTTTTTACAAGATCCGAATATGCAAAAGAACCAAATGGCAATGCAAGGATTAATGGCTCATATGCAAGAACATCTTGCATTAAAATATAAAGAACAAGTCGAGCAGGCACTTGGTCAGCCCCTTCCTGCTGAAGGTCAAACACTGCCACCAGAACAAGAAGCGATGTTAGCACAAGCTACAGCAAAAGCAACACAGGAGATTAGTCAAATGGCACAGCAAATTTCAGGTACAGGTCAATTTGACCCTATTGTTAAGTTAAAAGAACAAGAGTTACAAATTGAACAATCTGAAGTAGAAAGAAAATCCTCTTCCGACCAAGCAAAACAACAGATTGCTATGGCGAGAATGCAACAAGATGCAGCTTTAAAAGAAAGAGAAATACAGTCAGAAGAAGATATTGCAGCATTAAGAGCAAACGTAACTTTAGCAACCTCGAAAGGATAAGGCATGGCAAGTCGAATGAAACAAATTATGGATGAGTTAAAAGATGAAACTGATCCAGATAAAATTCAAATACTAGAATTAGATTTACAAACCCTTCTGGGTGGATCACCTAAAAAGGGCAAAGGTGTAAAAAGTAAATCTTTAGGTGGTTCTATGGGTGGAAATACTCAAGGCGATGTAGACTTTGCAGGTCTTTCTGGTGATGAAGTGTTAGCTACTAATATGTCAAGAGGTGGTCGTAAGGCTATAAAAGGATTAAAATTTAAAGGTATATTTTAATGGATATAGTTACCTACTTACAAAAGGTAATTCAAGAACGACGAGCAGAGATTAGCGAAACGCTAATGTCAGGTGGTGTTGGTACTATTGACCAATATCAACATTTCATGGGGCAAGTGTCTGCTCTTGCACACATGGAACAAACTTTAAGTAAAATTAAAACTAATATGGAGACGCTAGACGATGACTAAAACACTATTCGTACCTGATCGTATAATTCAGGAACGCTCGACTGAAGCAAAAAAAGCTGCAGTATCGTCAAACTCGAACACTTTAGATCCCTCTAAATTTGGGTTACCTGAAGAAGATGAGAGTTTATCTGCTTTGGATAAGTTGCCAAAGCCAACAGGATGGAGAATTTTAATTCTCCCTTATGTAATGCCGAGTGAAACTAAAAACGGCATAATCCTTTCAGATGAGACAGTTGAGCGTAACAGAGTTGCAACTAATGTTGGCTATGTCGTCAGCGTTGGTCCAGATGCTTACAAAGATAAAGATAAATATCCTGATGGTCCTTGGTGTAAAAAAGGTGATTGGGTTTTATTTGGTAGATATGCTGGATCTAAGTTTAGGATTGTTGATGCTGAACCTCGTTTATTAAACGATGACGAGATTCTTGCCACAATAGGACACCCATCTGATATATTACATGTTATATAAGGAGAGATAAATGGAAAACGGACAATTAAAAGAAGACGATAAAACGGAACAACTGGAACTCAATATTGAGATTGAAGAGGATGAAGTTGAATCTGGAGTAGAAGTAAAAAAAGAAAGTAACTCCTCGTCAAGCGATGACGAACTTGGTTCTTACACCGAAGATGTCAAAAAAAGAATTAATACTTTAACTTGGAAAATGAGAGAAGCTGAGAGACGAGAAAAAGCAGCACTTGATTACGCTAAAAAAGTTAAAGTTGAAAATGAAAGTCTTTCTACTAAGTATAATAAAACTAACGAAGACCTACAAGAACAGTATGGTGGAAAAATTGTTAGTCAATTAGCAGAAGCAAAACGAGCCTATAAGTTAGCTTATGAAGAGGGTGATGCTGATCAAATGGCAGATGCTCAAAGTGTTATAGCAAAATTAAGCGTAGAAGAAGAAAATGTAAAAAAAGCTAAAGCACAACTTGCTACGGAAAAAGAGGAAGAAAAAAACCTTGCAGAACAACCCGTTCCGCAGCAACAACCTGCACAAGCTCCTGATCCGAAAGCTGTAGATTGGGCTAGTAAAAACCAATGGTTCGGAAAAAATGACGCAATGACCTTTACAGTTTACTCAATACACCGTAAGCTGACAGAAGAAGAAGGTTTTGATGCTACTTCTGATGACTATTACGCAGAAGTAGATCGAAGAATGAGAGAGGAATTTCCTCACAAGTTTGAGGAAGAAAGAACAGGAACAACCCGTAAAAACGTCCAAACGGTTGCATCTGCAAATAGAAATGGAAAAACTGGACGCAATACTATTCGCTTGACCAAAAGTCAAGTGGCTATCGCTAAAAAACTTGGAGTACCACTCGAAGAATACGCAAAACATGTGAAGGAGCCAACTTAATGTCACAAAATATTACGAATAGAACCTCACGTGCTGCTGAAACCCGTTCAACGCAAGAACGCAAGAGACCTTGGAAACCAGCATCATCTTTAGAAACACCACAAGCCCCTGAAGGCTATAAATTCAGATGGATAAGATCCGAAGTACGGGGATTTTCAGATTCCAAAAACGTCGCTTCTCGTTTACGAGAGGGATGGGAGTTTGTTCGTGCTGACGAATATCCAGATTTTCATGCACCTACCATTGAAGACGGTAAGCATGCTGGTGTAATTGGAGTTGGTGGGTTGATATTAGCCAAGATCCCATTAGATATTGTCGAAAGCCGTGCAGCTTATTTTGCAAGTCAAACTGCAGATCAGATGCAAGCCGTAGATAACGATCTTATGAAAGAACAGCACCCCTTGATGCCTATCAGCAAAGAAGGGGGCAGTCGTGTAACTTTTGGTGGTCCTAGAACTAAATTTTAGGATCTAATTTTTAACTTTAATTCAGGAGATTTTGAATTATGGCGAACAGTAATGTGTCCTTTGGCTTAAAGCCTATAGGGATTTTGGGTTCAGCACCCTACTCTTCTGGAGTAACTGAATATCGTATTGCATCGGATAATAGTAATCCGATCTTTCAGGGTATGGCAGTTATTCCTTTAACGGCTGGTGTTATTGACGATCTACAAGCAGCAGCAGGTGGAAACGTCAGTATTGTCGGTATCTTTAATGGTTGTGAATATGTTTCTTCAACAACTGGAGAAAGAATATTTTCTAACTTTTGGCCAGGATCAGGGGCAGACAGTAATTTCCCTGTAAAGGCTTTCTTGTACGATAATCCTAATCAGTTATTTACTATATGCACTTCTAACGTAGTTGCAGGAGCAGATACTGAAGCAGAAGTTCGTGCAGGGGTATTCGCTAATATTGCTTTCGCAACTGGAAACAGTGGCTCTACAGCTTCTGGTCTTTCAACTGCAACGGCAGACTTGAATACTATCGCAACTACCAACAGTTTAGCATTAAGAGTTATGGGTATTCAAGACGACCCAGAAAACTCTGATTTTACTGTTGCTGGTATTCCATTAATTGTTCGTATCAACAACCACTTCAATGCTCCTACGGGTAGTATTGCACAGGGTACTGTTGCTACAACTGGTTTATAAGGGAGAGTAAATAATGGCTATTTCAAGAGCACAATTAGCTAAAGAGCTAGAACCAGGACTGAACGCATTGTTTGGTATGGAATACGGTAGGTACGAAAACGAGCATTCAGAAATTTTTGATACAGAATCTTCAGATAGAGCATTTGAAGAGGAAGTCATGCTTTCTGGATTCGGTGCTGCCCCAACTAAGTCAGAAGGTGGTACGGTCAACTTTGATACTGCAAACGAAGCATTTACTGCTCGTTTTACACACGAAACTATTGCGTTAGCTTTTTCAATTACTGAGGAAGCAATCGAAGATAATCTTTATGATCGTCTCGGAGCAAGATATACTCGTGCGTTAGCAAGATCAATGGCTCACACAAAGCAAGTAAAAGCATCAGCAATCTTAAATAACGCTTTTACAGGTGCTGCTTCTGCTGGTGGAGACGGAAAAGCACTTTGTGCAGCAGATCACCCATTAACAAGTGGTGGTACGTTGGACAACGTTGCAGCAGCAGATTTGAATGAAACATCTTTAGAAGATGCTTTAATTTCGATCTCTGGCTTTACCGATGAAAGAGGACTAAAAATTGCATTAAGAGGAATGAAGTTAATTATTCCTTCTCAGTTGCAGTTTATTGCAGATAGATTATTACAATCTGCTTTACGTCCAGGAACTGCTGACAACGATGTAAACGCAGTTAAGAATATGGGAATGTTACCAGACGGTTACGTTGTAAACCATTTCTTAACAGATACAGATGCGTTTTTCATTAAAACTGATGCACCTAATGGCTTTAAGCATTTTGAACGTGCACCAATTAAAACTCAAATGGAAGGTGACTTTGACACTGGAAACATGAGATTTAAAGCGAGAGAAAGATATTCTTTCGGTTTTTCAGACCCAAGATGTGTTTTTGGAAGTCCAGGAGCATAAATAAATTTAAAAGGGTGGCTTGTAAGTCACCCTTTTTTAAGATACACTAAATAATACCTTGACAGTCGGATAATCTGGCTGACATTTGCCAAGACAAGGAGATTTACATGGCTACTACAACTTTTAAGGGTAATGTCCGATCTGAGACAGGA